GTTTATTGATTCGATATAAAATTTTTCTTTAAACCAACTATAAATTTGATTAATAGAATAATTATTACCCGTTCCTAATTCCCAGGCATCTTCATGTTTAATATCTTTCATTCCAATTTTCCATAATCCTTCAACTATATCATCAATATAAGTAAAATCTCTTCGTTGTTCACCATCACCTACAATAGTTATGAGTTCCCCATCTCTAACTTGACGTCTCCATTTACCTATAACTGCAGCCCAATCTCCATCTACTATTTCACCTGGACCATATACATTATAGAATCTAACTATTTCGATATCCATCCCATAGGTTTTTTTATACATTTTACATGCTTCTTCTCCCATGTGTTTACACGCGGCGTAAGGTGATTGATATGGGTTATGCCACCTAGAAGAGGAACCAGCGTATATGACTTTAGCTCCCGATAATCTAGCGAATTCACATACCTTTTGAGTACCAATAGTATTAACTCTAAAGGTTTCTTCGGGGTTATTAAATGATGGTTGTATTCTTGATAATGCTGCTAAGTGATATATTAGGTCAAAATTATTAGCCATTTCTCCTATATCTTCTATATCCTTGGTCATATAAAAACAATCGTCTTGATGATTTGATATTGACCCAACTTCATAGTTATCTAAGGATTGAACATCATGTCCCTCACTTAATAATTTTTTAATTAGAGCGGTACCTATAAAACCAGCTCCTCCAGTAACTAATATCTTCATTTTATTATCTTTTTAATACTCTATTATATCCTTTATCTGATAATTTATTACATATTTGGTTGCGTAAGAGTGAATGGTTACTCTTCCAGTGGGATGCTGATTTATCGTTTCCTTTTTCGTATCCTGTAATACTACCCCACATATCAGGTTTATCTTCAGGGTGTGGAGGAACTGCGGTTTCTATATTTCCATACATATAAGCAAAAGCAGATAATTGTATATCTTCCCCATTTTCCCAAGATATTGGATATTCCTGCCATAAATGTTTTAATGTATCTCTTCTCATAAACCAAGCATGACCTACTAAATCTACTAATTCTAATTTATTGTTACGTTGCCCATTCCAACCATATTTTTTATGAGGGTCATAACCACTACCCTCTAATCTTACTCCCGTTGTACCTAGAATATAATTATCCTCTTTCATATATCCAAGGCAATTTTTAAACCAATTTTTCCCTGGTATTGTATCATCATCAAAATATGCTACATACTCAGTTTGAGCTAGTAAACCAAAGGCAAACCTACCATGGAATTTAAAATTATGATTACACGTAACCACTTTAACCCCCAACTCTGAAAGGTCGTATTGTGGGGAATCTTCAGGTTTATTATACCATACCATCACTTCTTGTGGTTTGATAGTTTGGTTTTTAATTGCCTCTATTTGTTCCTGTAGATATTCTGGTCTTTTGTAACAATTTAAAATTACTGTAATCATAAGATGATTTTATACACGCACCATTCATCTCTTCCATTTTTATACTCATGAATTAGTTCAGAATTAGGATATGTTAACTTTAAATCATCTACAAAAGGATAATGAGTATAATCATCTATTAAGATATAACTTGTTGGGAGTAAGTAATCTTTTAAAACATTATAAGATAAACTTCTACCATTTCCATTAGGACCATCTAATAAAACTAAATCAAATTTACCTTTTATATCTTCTTTATTTAGAGTATAAAAACAATTTCTTTGTCCGGTATGGACCCTAATAGGGGATAGAAATTTAGAATTTACATCTATATAGTTAACTTCATTATGGATTACTTTATTAAAAGTTTCATTATCTAATTCCTTTAACTTTGAGATTTTAACATTTTTAAAAGGAGCGGCATAGTGAGGATCATCATCATAGGACACATAATCAATATTAATATCTTCTAAAAAATAAGTGCTTTGACCCGAGCCAAACTCGATTGCTGATTTTAGAGAATTATTTATTATAAGTTGTTCTAAAAATTGTAATGCTTCTTTACTTAAACCCCAACCATTATAATGGTATTTGTTGTAATCTATCATTTTTTTTGATTTTAATTATTGTTTTTTATTTTGGGTATTAATCTTTTTATAGTTTCATATACTTTGGTTGATGTTCTCCCATCACCATATGGGCAAGGAAATTGGATTTCATAATTGTCTATGAGTTTATTAAATAAAGGTAATAAGTATTTAGGTGAAGGACACATATATGTATGCCCACTTTGAATTCCTTCAGGACGTTCTGTGGTTTCCCTACATACTATTACTTTTTTATTAAAAAAACTTCCTTCTTCTTGTAAACCTCCACTATCACTAATTACCAATTTACATTTAACTAATATCTCTATTAATTCTAAATGGGATAAGGGGTCAATTACATTTACGTGAGTTAATACGTGTTTGTATTTTTGGACATTAGGGTTTGGGTGTAATGGTAAAATAAAATTTAGCTCGGGGTTGGATTTAGCTAATTGGTTTATAGTATTAAACCATTCTTCCATTTGGTAATGGTTTTCCCTTCTATGAAGTGTTACTAATACCTTATTGGTATATTCACATTTGTTTTTATGTTCAACCAAATTATCTAAGACCGTATTTCCTACTACAAATCCTTCCCCTTGTGCTTTTTCACTAATAAGATTACTTAAAGAAATAGAAGTGGGACAAAAATTAATATCTGATATTCTGGATATCATTTGTCTATATCCCTCCTCAGGGTAGGGATGGTGTATGTTGTCTGTTCTTAGACCTGCTTCTAAATATATTATTTTTATTTTCCTATTAAAGGCAGCTAAAGCACACCCAAAGGCTGAGCCTGTATCACCTTGTACTAACACGGCATCAAAATTCCCAATTGGAAATTGAACCATACAATCTGATATTATGGAATCTAATCTATTGTTACTTGGAGAGATATTTATACGATAGTCTACCTTAATATTTTTTAATAAATCAGGGTGTTGTCCTGTAAATAAGAGTTCGTAATCATCTTCCCTCATTAATTTGATTAGGGGTTTGATTTTTAACCATTCTGGGCGGGTGCCAAAACATAATAATATCTTTATTTTATCTACCATATACAAGTTTTTTGTGATGTATTATCTCCCTGAAGATAACCTCTATTAATTTCTGTTAAATACCCATTTAATGTGGATCCTACATCAAGATAGGTATTGTTTTTATTTTTCTCCCAAAATTTAGCTGCTAACATATTTCCTAATGGTCCGGCACAGAATAAGAATAACATATTTTTATAATCTTCTATAGGAAAATTTTCAACCATATCGAAATTATCTATAAAAGCTTCTGTGGTGATTGGTATATGTTCTACTTTAAAGGGTAATTCATTTATACGAGCATCTTTTCTTGCAAATAAAACTACTTTATGGTTACTAAATTCAGGAATAAAACTATTTTGATAATATGGGTAATTACTATTAACAAATATATTAGCCCAGGTTAAATTATTTTGTTCTGATTGTTCCCTCATCCATGTTACATGATCTTCTGGTTGGCAGCATTTACAACTTACTCCAACATAATAATTAGGGTCTTGAAATTTAAATGATCGTATCAATTCATTTCTTACATCACCATGTAATAGGGGATCAAAAGTCCAATTATCAATATTAGTAATTTTTTTATTAGCAAGTATAGCAAACTCCCCATCAGCATATTTGCTAAAACTAAACTTCTGTTTAGATTTGAGAAGATTAAATATAAATTCTATATCCCCTTTAAAACAATTTGTTATCATTTAAATTAAATTTATTTGTTTATTCACTAACTGCTCTTCCTTTATCTGCTTTCCAATCTTGTTCAGGTCTAACTTGAAGGTTAGTAACCCATCCTCCTTTAATAGTATTGAGATCAATATTATTTTCTGAGGCAAATGTAAGTAAGGCATTAACATCTTTAGGGAAACAAGTACCCCCATATCCTAGTTTACCATCTGGTCCTGGGACGTGTAAGTGACTATCTCCTATTCTTCCATCAGAAGCAAAACCATATAAAGCTGTCTCCCAATCGGTTCCTATTGCATCTGAAAGTTGTTTAAATTCATTCATAATAGAAACTTTAGTTGCAAAGAAAGTATTGTTCATATATTTAATTAACTCGGCGGTTGAAGAGTCTGTCTCGATTATATTTCTATTCATAAACCTCTGCTCAAATAACTCTCTTACCTTTTTAGTATCTCCTTTTTCTCCTCCAAAAATAATTCTTGCTTGAGTTAACATATCTAACTTAGCAGTTCTCTCAGTAAGAAATTCAGGACTAAATACTATATTAAGGTGTGGATATTTCTTAGAGAGTTTTTTTGTTGTACCTGGTAGTATTGTAGATTTAATAATATAGATGGGGAGTTCTGCTGCCTCCTCAAATACTTTATCTATATATGATGTATCTTGTGAACCATTTTGATACATGGGTGTTGGTACACATACAAATATGAAATCACATTCGTCTACTTCTTGTTTTGTATGAGTAGCTTTTAAGGGATCTACATCATAAATTCTTAAATCGGTAGTTGGAGAGAAGGCAAAGGCTTGTGACTCCCCAACAAATCCATTTCCTATTACCCCAACCTTAAATTTTTTATTATTCATCTCCTTTATTATAATTGGTTGTTTTCGATTTTATCGTATCTTTCATTTTGTTCTTCTTGTCTTTTAATTTCTTTATTGTGGTATATACAATATTTTTCATCTAAGGGTAAAATAGAGAAGGTATCATAACCCTCAATCATCCCATGTACTTTATGACCTGACCATTTAATTTTAGGGTTATTTTTATATATTCGTTTTTGTTGGTCGGGCCAATTTATATGTCCCTTGTCGTTGATTTGCCATCTCCATTTATTAATATGCTCTTGGGTTAGTCCCTTTACTATATTAGCTCGAGGACAAATAAGGGTATCAACGGGGTTGTAAAGGAGGATAGATTTAAGGTTTTGTAACAGTGAAGTGGATGGGATTTCATCTGCGTCTATTTGAAATATGTAATCTCCTTTACATTCAGAGTTCATATAATTTTTATTCTCCAAGAAATTTTGTTGAAAATTAAAGGGGAATGCTTGTACTTTATCTTGATGGTTTTTTAATACATCTAATACTTGGTCTGTTACTCTATTTTGATCATATACAACTACAATTTCATCTTCTTTATCAATTATTGGAGATATAAATTCTATTAAATGTTGGAGTTCTTTATGTTCATTGCAAACTGTTATTCCGTAACTTATTTTCATTATATTTCTACATTTATAGGGTTAATAAATTCATTTTCTTCTTTTTTATGGAACATTAAAGTAAAAGATTGGGGTGAAAATAATGAGGGTAAATGTATTATCTTTTTTTGAATTTGACCATTCATATAAGGGATGGCAAGGAGTTTTTCTTCATGGATTATATTATTTGATTTATCTTTTACAGTTAAAATGGCATAATCAAATTGACATGAACAGTTTACTTGTTCTCTTATTTCTCCCCATTTAGTTGACCAATCTAGTATAAGGGGTATACTTGTTACTTCCACGGTATTAAATTTTAAGTTGTTTAAATAATCTTTTTTTCTATCACACCCACAATCTTCTTTCCCCCGTAATTTAGCTATATAAGTAGCTATTTTTTTACCTTGTCCCAATGTAAGGATAGAGATTATATTCTCCAAATAATCTCCTAATCTCATGGTATTACTTCTATATATGATAAGGCATCCATAAAATCCCTTTCTTCGTATTTGGTTAAAGATGACATATCTGCTTTATAATCAGATTTTAGTTTTTCTTTTTCATCTAAGGTACAAGGGATAGATTTTATTGCGGACCACCACCAATTATTTCTCCCTTTTCCTTCTGCAAAAATTAACCCCTTACCCTTTATATGAATATGTGTAGGTACCCATATTTTTCCAGATTCTTCTTCTTCATCTAATAATTCTTTATAAAGTTCGGGTAAAATTTCCATTTGTTCCTTTAAAAATTGACTTCCACTAACCATAGCAGAGTTATGTTGGAAACCACACCCTATACAATATTCAATATTAATATCTTTAGTTACTTCTTGGGAATAACAGGCATCAGACCCACATCGAGTACATTCTTTTAATTTATCTAAATTCATATTATATTTTTTTTAGTTTAGGTAGTTGCAATTCAGGTAATTGAAAATTAACTTGGGAAGGGAAATGGGGAATGTTTGATTTTAAAGTAGTATCTACTAATTCTTCCATTTTGTCGTAACTAAAATTCGATTTGCTAAATTGTTTTTGTTGTTTTGATTTATTAATAAAATGTTTATATTTTTTATAACATTCCTTAAGGTTTTTTCCAATAGAGGATGAAGAGGGTTTAAACCATTGTGCCTCTGGGACTAACCATTGATTCGCCGCACTAGAATGCACATTTTCTAATTCCCCACCAATAAGAGTACTAAATTCGGGTTTTAGAAAATCTAAATGACCTGACCATCCTGAAGCTATAATAGGTTTTCCTGTTAAGCTAAATTCTAATAAGGGTCTTCCAAATCCCTCTCCTTTAGTTAAACTTACCATAGCTTTTACTTTAGGATGATTATATAGCTCATTCATTTCACTATCATCAAATTCCCCATTAAGTAAATAAATGTTAGGTAATGTTGGAGAATTAATTGTGTCTCTGATATTTTTGATTTTATCTAAAATATTATCTCTACTAATATATGAAGCTACACCCATCGATGCTTTTAAAATTAAAGCGGGTTTGGGTGAGTTTGGACCTTTAAAAGTTTCATAAAAGGCTTTAATTAATAATGCTAAATTTTTTCTATCATGACCAAAATCTCCCTGGATCCAATGACCAACATTAAGAAAACAGAATGATTCTTTAATATCTTTTAAATCAATGGTTTTTATTTCACCACTTGGGATTGGTTTATAAACATCTAAGTTAGCACCTTCAAATATTACCTCTATAGGTTTTTCTACTCTAATGTTTTTTTCTAAAGCCTGGGTTTGTTTGTTTCTTTTTTCATAATTCACACTTTCAAAAACACCCTTAGCAAAAGTGGAAGAAACCCAATTTACATCCATTCTATTTAACCCTTCAATCCATTCTGGTTTACAAATTGTTGCTTCTATACCAGCTGTACACCCAATATTATACTTCCCCACGGGTTGGAATTCATTGGGTATGGTGATTTGCATCCAAACATCGGGTTTGGTTTCCATTTTAGTGATGGTAAGATCATTTAAGTAGGACCATTCTGGGTGGTCTGTACAAAAATTAAATGAAGTACTACCCCACCTTTGTGGGAGTAGTTTTACATCATATCTATTTGTGTTAATAATAGCCTTAACAATATCTCTAGATCTTGCACCATAACCTGAGTAAGTATCATATGGGCAACTTATTACAAAAACTGGTTTATTCATTAATAATATATTTTATGTTTTAGAAATTTTCCTTTATATTCAGTAGCATTAATTAATTGGTATTTTTCTCTTGGTTCCCAAGTTTCAAATAATTCATTAAATGCCTCCATTACTCTATTTGCTTGATGTTTGGAGGTAAACCCAGCTTCATCCCCTGTAATCCATTCTCTACCTTTTAAACCTCTTTCATTTCTTTCTTCCTTAGATAAGTTATAGACTTTAATTAACTGTTCAGTAGCATCTTCCCACTTACATCTATCGTCAAATATATAAGGTGTTTGAGGTGAACCTTGAATTGATCTTGAAGTTGGATAAACTGGAAATACCCATTCACCATGTTCTTTATATGTACCTTTATGGTTTGATGGAATTTCTGGTGATGGAGTAAACCATTTCCCATTTTCATCTACAAACCTCATTTGATCTTGCATACCCCCAGTAACGTTTGCTATTATAGGTGTTCCTGCTAAAATTGCTTCTGTAATAGTTAAACCCCACCCTTCGTTTGAAGTTAATAACATTTGAACATCTGCTATATTATATAAATAATTTAATTCAGGGGTTGATAATTTTTTATGTGAAAATTGTATGGCATTAGGATAGGTTTCATCAAAAAAGTATTCTTTTACTTTATATAAATCAGTACCATGATCAGAAACACCTTCAGTGTGTAGTACAAATTTACACTTATCTGCTTTTTCTTTAGGTAAGGAATCAAGGAAGGCTCTAAAGGCTAACATTGTATCCGGGATTTGCTTACGTCTAATATTTCTAGAATTAAAGAATACTACAAATTCAGGAATATTTTTATTAAAAAAGTTGTTTTTAAATTTCTTAAGTTCTGCATCTTCAGGGTCAAGTGGTTTATAAAGATCAGGGTTTAACCCATGAGGTATATACTTAAATATTCTATTTCCTTTATCTTCACCTAAAACAATCTTGTTAATATTAACTGTTTGTTTAGATATACCCATTAATAAATCACATGCTTCATAATAAGCCTTATTATACATAGGGGCAGGATAATCATCCCATATATTAAGATATGTGATTGGAGTTGTTTTTCTAATTTCATGTTCCATATTAAATAACCAAGTAAAATATCTTGGGTCTGTAATAAGCATGATAGCGTCTGGTTTTTCGTCTTTTATTAGTTGTCTAATAATATTGGCATCACCATACCCATCTACTGGGTATAAGGTAACAGATGCATCATTTACACCTGTGGTATCTTCTATGCTTTTATTTAAGTCCAACCTTTTACCTTTATCTGGATGTTTAATAGCTCCTGCTATTTGAACCCAATTAAAGTGGTGAGCAGTATGTATTACAATTTCTTTAGCAACAGTAGCAACACCCGAATGTACTCTAATATCATCGCAGATCAATAATATTTTCTTCCTTTGGTCTTTAGGGATATGTTTAAAACTCTTATTCATTTAAATCAAGATTAGATTGATTAGTAATAGCTTTACGAAAGTCTTCATCTGTAAGGTACAAATAGATAGCTCGATCGGCAAGTTTTTGGAAGGAGAATTTTCTCTTTACACATTCAATCTTAAATTCTCGAATAAATCACTTTTGATTTTAACACTAGTTAGTGTCATGTCTTTGTTAGGCATAATCTTTATTTATTAAAACGTTATTTTATTATATATACGTATGTGGGAATCTACGAAAAATGTTCACCGGCTCCACATAATTCTTTCTCTTTAGAAAAAGGGCAGTATGAACAATTCCACTTTGATGGTGATTTGTGATAATCTGCTTCTTTTATCTTCCCACTTGAATTAAAACACTCATTAATAAAATCATTAATAGCATTTTTTGCTCTTGATAGTTTGATTTTACCACTTGGTGGAGTAAATTGTTGTACTCTATATGCTTGATATGGTGACATTAGGTTTTCATCATCAGGATCTAATACTTTCCTTTTAAGGATAAAAAATTCAATTTCAATTTTATCTAAAGGTATCCCATATTGTTCTGAGAAATATTGTTTATATAACAATAGTTGGAATTGTTTATTTTCATCTTTTTTGGCATAATCATTCCACCCATTAGTACTGGTTTTTATGTCAATTATTTTAAAGGTCTCTGTTTCTTCATGATATGTGACAACATCAAGATACCCCATATACAATACGTTATTTAACATTTTATTAGGTGCTACTACAATAGGTATTTCACAACCCACTAAATATGTACCCTTTTTACTAAAATATCTACTACGTTTTTTCTTAAACCAATCTAATATAGCAATACCATCATCAAAAAATTCTCTCATTTCTGCTGCATCTGAGAAATGTTCTGATTTGTTTGACTTATATTGCTTTTGGTATTCACCTATATATGCTTCTTGGAAATATTCTTCCATGTTGATATCTCTATCGGCGGCTGCAAACGATTTTTCATATGCTACATCTAAATAATGCTGCATTGCTTCATGGACGGCAGTTCCAAAAACAGTATGTATAGAAGATGTAAATCGTTTAATTTTATCTTTATATTGGAGTTTCCATCTATGGGGGCATCCTCTAAATATAGACATCTGAGAATATGATATATTCTTTTGATATGCATAATTAACGGGTGAAGGTGGATTATTCCTTATTTCCTTTACTATTTTTGGGAGTTTTTTCGCCAAACTATTTTTTCCATTTATCGCGCCCAACTAAGAGCCCAATGATACCATAATTGGCTATATCTATAAAAGTATCTTCCATACCTTCACCTTCAACAAATGATCTACCATTAACTAACAAGTTTCTTAAACGCGATATTTTGTCAGTTAGTCTAATGGCTAACCCAGTTAATGAGAATTGTTTATCATTGCTGTTATTAACGATATCTCCGCCTAAAGCTATGTTATTTAAACCGTAATCGAGCATCTTTTTAGCAAATAACTCGTATTGTTCCTCTTGTATATTCTGGAATTCTTCTGATAATTCAGGGTATTGTTCTTCAAA